CAAGCCGATGCTCGTGCTGACTTGCATACCTACGCAGCTAAGATGATGACCGAGGCCAGCGGCCGTGAGGTGTCAAGGACTTACTCCAAAGGCGTATCATTTGCTATTCTCTACGGCGCTGGGCCTAAGAAAATCAGTGAAATGCTTGAGGTAGACTACGAAATGGCAAAGACATTGATGGATGCATATACCACAGCTGTGGCCCCGGGCCTCAAGACGATGCAATCCACCATGCGGACAAGGTATAAATTGAACCAACCATTGAAAACCATTGGCGGGCGTCTTATCAAAATGGAACCGCCTAAGATTATCAATGGCCGTCTGCGTGAGTTCGATTATAAAGGGGTTAACCTTTTGATTCAAGGCTCAGCGGCTGATCAGGCCAAGGCAGCCATGCTGCTGTACCAAAGCAAACGTCAAGGCAGCAGGCTTTTGCTTAGCGTGCATGATGAGTTGGTTATCTCAGCTCCTGAAGAGCATGTGGTGCGTGAGGCTGAATGCCTAACATGGTCCATGTGCAATGCAATAACGATGGATGTGCCTATGGTCAGTGATTACAAAATCGGCAATACGTATCAGGAGGTTAAATGATGACACGCATAGAAAAGTTTGAAAGGGTTGTGTTCCTTGTAGGCATTATTGTTGTGCTGCTTGATTTGTACGTTTGGAGGCCAATGTGATCCACACAGATGAGGATGATGAGTTTGACCGCATTGAGCATGAAAACAAAATACGTAGCGGACAACCCTATCTTTGGGATGTCTACATATCCCCATCCCAGCGCAACCAAGTGCTTGAAGAAGTAGCACGTGAAATTGAAAAGATGACTGCATTTGGCCAAGATACTATTTCAAGCTTTGCAGTATACGTAAGGAACATGAAGGATGCCAAGACCTAAACCGCCTGAAAAACTATTAGGCAGACAAGTACGAATGTCTGATAGACAGTGGCATATTCTTAATCATCTTGGCGGGGCTGAATGGTTAAGACAATTGCTAGATAAAAAAGATCCATTTCCTAAACAATACTACGAGAAACTAAAAGATGCAAATAATGGAACTGATAAAATATGATCACGAAAGGGGTTGCTTTGTTGCAAAAGGCAATAAGCCTACCCCTTCACTAAGCCCGTTTGAATGGCAAAGCGATCCACGCCCTAGCATCTTCTTGCAAGACCCCAGATTTAGAAGCCGCAATGGCATGCAGCAAGTAAAGCTTGTTGTTGCAAACCCAAAGCCGTTCTTTCCTTACACTGATACTCTGAAAGATAAGTGATGGCATACTCAAACTCGTCAATCAAAACATACGAAGATTGCCCTTACAAGTACAAGCTGACTCGCATCGAGCATCGACATGAGCCGGCAGGCGACGCCGCGGAACGTGGCAAGATGATCCACGCCGAGTTTGAAGATGCTTTGATCAATCTCAATCTAATCCCGGATGAACGCAAGTTTTGGCTGCCTTACCTTGAAGAGCTTGTTGCAAAAAAGACTCGCAGCGAGGTAGAGTTTGCTGTGACCAAGGATTGGCAACCGTGTGACTTCAAGGCCCCCGAGGCTTGGGTAAGGGGTATCTATGATGCTGTGTACTTCGATGGCGCCAGAGCCCACGTCCTTGACTGGAAGACCGGCAAAGAGCGTGAGTATGGTGAGCAATTAAAGTTATATGCAACAATCATCTTGGCCAGCCACCCTGAGATAGAGACCGTAACCACCGAGATTTGCTACATTGACTTAAACAAGCAATCACCCTACCCAGAATACACACGCAAAGAGTTCCCAGACTTACAAGCTTGGCTTTCAGCACGTGTAGGCAAACTTGAGAATGATGACATATTTGCGCCTAAGCCGTCCTACGGCTGCAGGTGGTGTCACTTCCGCAAATCCAATGGCGGGCCCTGCCAATGGTAACCAAGGTATTGCTTGAGCGGCATTTGGAGACTTACTTCTCTGCCGCTTGCAAGAAACGCGGCTTGCTTACGTTGAAGTTGAACGTACGTTATGCCCGTGGTTGGCCCGATCGTATTGTGCCGTTGAAAGGCGGCGGAGTTTTGTGGGTAGAACTAAAGCGACCCGGAGGTAAAACCTCAGCGTTGCAGGACAAGGTGCATAAAGACTTGGAAAAGTTTGGCCACCACGTCCACATCATTGACTCTAAGGAAGGTATTGACAATGTTTTGGGAACCGCATGAGTACCAGAAAGAAGCTGTAAAGTTTCTGGTGGAAAAAGGCTCGGCAGCTTTATGGCTGGATCCCGGGCTTGGTAAAACAGCTGTTGTGCTATCGGCTTTCAGAATCCTGAAGCTTAAAGGTTTGGCCAAGAAAATGCTGGTCATTGCCCCGCTTAGGCCTGTGCATGGCGTGTGGCCGCCTGAAGCCAAAAAGTGGGAGCAGTTTGCTGATTACTCAGTTGGCGTGCTGCATGGCGGCACCAAGGCTAAAGTCTTGAAGCAACAGCATGACATATACGTTATCAACTTTGAAGGCCTTGGCTGGCTGTCTTCGCAACTCAACGGCAAAGATTGGCCTTTCCAGATCCTGACGGTGGATGAGATATCTTATATGAAAAACACGCAAACGCAGCGGTTTAAGACAATAAAGCCCTTGCTGGACAAGTTTGACCGCCGTTGGGGCTTAACTGGCTCACCAGCTCCAAACAGCTTGCTTGACATCTTTGGCCCCCAGCTGATTCTTGACCAAGGGGCTACCTTTGGCCCTTACATCTCACGATTCAGAACAGAATACTTCTTCCCTTCCGGTTACGGCGGGTATGAGTGGAAGCTGCAATCCGATGGCGAGGCTAGGATCCATGCAGCCTTGGCTGGCAAGGTGCTTCGTATGGCAGCGCTGGACCATCTAGATTTGCCCGAGTTAACTTATAACGATATTATGGTAGATCTACCCCCAAAGGCTAGAAAACTGTACGACGCCTTTGAAAACGACCTGACCGTGGAATTGAATAGCGGGAATGTAACTGCAGTTAACGCCGCCGTTGCAGTTATGAAAGGCCAGCAAATTGCCAATGGCGGTTCTTATTTAGACGATGATGGAAGCGGCGATGCTAGAACAAGTATACACCTTCATGACGCGAAGACGGAAGCGGTTCTCGATCTGGTCGAGGAGCTATCAGGCCAACCTTGCATCATCGGTTATCATTTTGCGCATGACCTCGAGAGGCTTAAAGGTGCCTTTCCGGATGCGCCTATCATTGGCAGTGGGGTCATTGGTCATAAACTTGATTCTATTATTAATGATTGGAACGCCGGTAAGATACCTGTTCTTTTGGCTCACCCTATGTCGGCGGGTCACGGTCTTAACTTACAAGGTACTGGACATGCAGTCATCTGGTATTCGCTGACTTGGAGCCTTGAGGTCTACGAGCAGTTTATTCGCAGACTCTGGAGGCAGGGTCAAAAGAATCATATTGTCGTGCATCACATCATGGCTAAAGACACCATTGATGAAGCCATCATGATGGCCATCAGACGAAAAGATAAAACACAGCAAACTTTGTTAACCGCAGTGCGTGACTACGTTAATCGTGATACAATCAATCCCGTTGACCATTGAAAGGAATTTATATGCAATTTACGCCTATTGTCGAAAGACCTAACCCCATCCAACAGGAAGATACTGACATGTCAGAAGCAAAGCTACGCGCCCGTGCAAACAAAAAAGCAATCATTACTTTGGTTGCAGAAACCAACCCAAAGCGTAACAACACGTTGTCACGTGAACGTTTTGCTTTGTACCGCACTGGCATGACAGTTGCTGAATACATCCAAGCAGGTGGCAGATCAGGTGATGTGAATCACGACGCTGCTGAGGGCTACATCACGCTTGCATTGCCATGAATATCTTAATTACCGGCGTTACAGAAACGCATACCAACCATCCGCAGCGTGCAAGCTCTACCAAGTTTGTTTCCATCCCTGAATTGATGGCATCAGCTTTTGGTCGTATGGGGCATCATGTTGATCATCGCGCCGTTACATCAGGTGAAGACCTCACCCGTTACGACAAAGTGTTTGTGTACTTATACCCCTTGGATCACAATGCTTTGGATCCCGAGGGTGCCTTGTGGGCCTTAGAAAGCCGCTTTGATGCTTATGTTTGCCTTGATGATTGGGCTTTCCAAAAGATCCTACCATCGTGGGAAAGTAAGATTGCACCCGAGTCGTTGTGTGAGCATACATGGATTGCGCCATTATTTCCATGGGGCAGCACCAAGGCCATGGGCTTGCCAGTAGAAGACATTATTGCATGGGATCCAAGCCCGCTGTATGAAATGCCTGCTGTGCATCAAATGTCTTGGGATCGTCGTAAAACCGAGTGGTACAACGCATCACTTTCAAAAGAGGCGCATGATTGGGCTACGGCTCAGCACCTTGCATGGCCTATTCACAGTGTGGGTGGCAAGACATTAGGTCAGCCAAGAATCCTTGAGTCCGATGTTGTTTGGCAATACGGCAGTTATAAAGGCGTTCTTTGCCCTACGTATAAGCATGCAGGCTGCGGCTGGTGGCGTATTCGTTACTTGCACGCAGCGCATGCCGGCTGCGTTCTTGGCGGCGACCCCAAAGAGCTTGGCATCATTGATGCATCATATGATTACACACTCCATGAATTAGAAAGCATGGATGATTACCAACTTCAATTGACTGCAGCGCAGCAGGCAACTTACTTGCGCACCGCGTCGCTTGAAGACACACTATCAAAACTTGAGGGTATCTTAAATGATCGTAATTCTATTC